TGTGAAATATCTGCATAATCAGCTTGTGCTAATGTTGGTGCATTCATAACTGCTTGGTTTTGCATAGCACGTTCACCAGCATAATTGCTGTAAGCTAATTCACCATACTTGTTAGCAAGTGTTGATGCTAAAGTATTAGCTGCTCTGTTTTGAATATCAGCACCTACGTTAGAACCATAACGACCTGCCATAGATAAAGAACCTTGTGCTTTAGAGATAGCGTCATTGTATGCTTGTGTAGCTTGTTGAGTAGGTCCAGCAAGAGCTTGTGTAAAGTATGGATTACCAGCACTTAAATAGTCACCTTGAATAGAACCTAATTGTTGTTGTTGTGCAGCAGGAATTAATGGGTTGCCTGCCATAGCTCTATTTTGAGCAGCTTGTAATGCAGTTTGAGTTTGTTGTGATGGACCTATATATGTTTGACCAGCATAATAGTCAGGCCCTGCTTGTTGATAAAGACCTTTGGCTTCGTTAAGTCCGTACTCTACGAATGGTCTTACAGTAGGGTCTAATTCATTAGTAGTTTTAGTAGTCTGTTGACCACCACCTCCACCGCCTGAACCTCCACCATAAAATGTGAATGACTCTACTAATCCTGTGAGCCAGTTTGATATATTTAATAATTTCATATTATGTGCCTTGTGTGTTAGTTGTTGTAGTAGGTGCTGTATAATTAATTGTATTAGGATTCCCATAATTAATAGATGGTCCTAATAATCCACCGAATCTGGCAGCACCTAAATTATTATTTGGTGTATTTGCCCATTGAGAATTAGAAAATAAATTTGTTGGAGCAGTTAAAAAATTCATAATGTTTGGCATCATGTACTCATAAGGAACACTTGGTCCAATCATTGATGTCCATGGAACTGGAGCTTGCTCTTGAATTGCTGGAGCTGTTAAAGTTGGAGCAGGGTTAGTAAAATTAAATCCTCTATTCCAATCAAATGGATTACTTGTTCCTTGTATTCCTGTATTTGTGCCTGTTAAAGGATTATACATTTTTACTCCTACACATCATAATTTCTCTCTTAAAGTGTAAATTCCCATGTTTGAGGTTTAAAACCTAATGCTCTAGCTTTACGTTCCCATCCCTTACGTTGAGATGAAAATGTAACCCTAGACTTACCACCTTGTTTTGCTATTTGCTGTATTTCTTGCCATGCTTGATAAAATAATGTTTCATCATTAAGCGTAGACCATGTAGCCCAAATATGAAGTGTATTTCCTATAGGTTGAAGTACTACAAAACCTACTGCTTTGTTATCCGCTAAACCTATAAACAACATAGACCTGTTTTCATAACAATCACAGTAAATATCTTCTATTATCCATTCCATGTGACCTTTAGTACGAACTATCTCAAGACCATGCTTAACATAGTCCCAATGATCTCTTAACTTATCTTTAGGTATGTAATGTAATATCATCCTACTATAATGTATCTATATGTTTTGTCTGTTAGTGTGTTGGCTGTATGCGTAATGACTGCATTACCTTTATTGGTAGCACTAATATAAGTACTAGCTATAACAGATACCGCATTTGATGTTGTAGGCATAAGAATCATAACGCTATTAAACCCTATGCGTTCATCATAAACGGTTGTTGTAGTAGCACTAGCTACAGCTAAAGTAACTTCACCTGTATTATTAGACTTGCCTTCTATTAAGCCATTTACAACTGTGCTTATTTCTCTAGGTTCTGCACCACTAGGGTTTAATTTACGATATGCACCTATATTTGCCATTATCTATTGCCTTGTGATTCTATATTAATATCTACTCCTATAGCAGTAGTCCAATTTCCTGTAGGAGTAACGGATAACCTATGGTAACGACCAGCACTTCTTAATGGCACTCTTGTACCTTCGCCACTAGAGGCTGCTGTAGTAAATGAAATGGTATCGTCTAACTCTCTACGAGAAGCAATAGCAACTGTACCTGCACCATTATCTGTAATAGGTCTGGCTAGTGTTACAACAGAATTATAACCTTGCTCTACGTCAGAAGTAATAAGATTAGCTGTAGTATTATCACCATTAAAGGTAATTATCTTTGTATCTTTCATGCCACCAAGAATATACTTACCACCTGTCCAGATACGAGAATCAAGTGAAGCGGGTACTGATTCTAAACTTGCATATAGTGTGCCAATGTTTTCTAGTGTAAAGCCTGATGATGCAGCAGTACCTAAAAAAGTAGATGTTGTTGCACATCTTGACCATCTTTGTATTTGCCAATTATAAACAAGCAGTTCACGACCACCTGATGTGGTTGGATAATTCCATATTACTATTTTACGCACAGGGTCAATAGTAGAACTCATGGTTGAAATAGTGCTAATGTTTAAATTAGCATAAAAGTATTTGTCTACTTTTTCTGCACCTATAGGTGTGATACTTTGACCATTACAAGTATAGAAACCATCATCAGATAAGAAGTAAGTAATGCCTGCGTATTGAGCTACAGAGCCACCATCTATACATCCTAAATTTCTACTAATTGCATCAAATTGGAAGAAAAATGGCGAGCCAATATATGACATTCTATATATGGCTTTTTCTAATAGGACAAGTCCGTATTCGCCACCTGTAATGCCTGTTATATCCCCGCCATCGCTAATTATTTGATAATCTGACTGACTTGCACCGCCTGAAGTCCAATCCGTTTCATCTGAAATATCACTCCAGTTTACCTTGTTAGGTGTACCACTAATGTTAGCTGCGACTACAAAGTCCCTAACGACTGTGATATACTTACATATAGGAGCAGAAGCATTTACATCTGCAAAAGCAGTAGAAGTGTTTATTGTCCATGCTTGTATTTTTTCTGTATAATTAGAAGCTAATATGACACCACCAAATTGTGTAAAGCTCCATCTCGTAGAACCTGAATAACCACCTGTTTTACTTTTATCTTCAAGGTCTAGTGTTGTATTATTAAACTTAAATAGTTTAGTAGCTCCACCTGCAAAAAGTTGTGTAACTGAATTAAACTTACCTGCTATTATATTAGTAATGTTTTCTGATGCAGCGTTAGAAAAATTAACTGCTGATGGAAAAGGTATATATCCTGATGTAGAAGGTACTACATTATTAGCGTCTAATAATGACTCTGCAATAGCAGGTTGGTCAGGTTTCCATTCTGTAAAGGGTATTCTTTGAATTGGCATATTAACCTTACTTAAAAACTGCTATGGCTAAAACACCTGTGCCAGCATCTGTTGTCCATGTTACTGAACGACCTGCTTCTGCGGTAGATGTATAATAAGAACCTGCTGCATAAAATATTGCACTATTAACACTTCCACTATGGTCAGTAGTCATACCTGCTAATGTCTGTGTTGCACTTCCAGATGATATAAAACCACCTATGGCAAGGCTATCTGCGTCTAAAGTGATAGAAGCAGAATAAGCTGTTGCTATGTCTGTATAGGTAGATGTAGGTGTATAACTTTTTAAGTTAAGCACCCTGTAAACTTTAATAGCAGGGTTAGTTAAGTTACCATCTAAAGTAACACTTACGCTGTCATTAAGGCTTGCAGTATTTGCTATCCATACTTGAGCTACTGGTCCTGAAAATGATGTTGCTGTAACTGCTTGGGTTGCTGATACTCCACCAATAGTGCAAGCAGCAATACTGCCTGTGCATAGAGCAACTACAATAGTAGTTCTTCCATTACTTGCATCACCAAGACTTACACTTGTAAATGAGTGTGTTGGTATAGCTGTAGTAGCAAAACTTGCCTCTGATACATAACTATAAGATATAGGGTTTTTAGATGTTAAGAAACCATACCCACCAGCACTACGACCTTTGCTAATTAAATTAGGCATTAAAGTTCCTTATGCAAATTTAGTTTGTGATGCTAATACTGTAAATGTAGCAGAAGCTGTTTTAACAATGGTATAAGAATAAGCATCTATACTATTAGCGTTACCTGCTGTAAATGCTACACCACCTGTATATTTAGGTGTAACAGCATTACCATCTATAGTAATAGAACTGTTGTAAAAAGCAGTTGAGCCTTGTGTAACCAAGAACACGACTGTAAGTGCATCACCTGTTGCCATAGCAGTATTTAAAGATGTGCCACTAGATGCTCTAAAGTTTACTACCCAATTACCTGAAGCATTTGTTGTGAAGTATAAGACTGACTGTGTGGTTACATCATAATTGATTGTGCCAGTAGCTGCTGTTGCATTTACAGTTACAAAGTCTATAGCGTTTAAAAATTTAGAAGATAAAATACTGGTAGAACCTGTAAAGGTTTGCTGTGCAGTAAATGATTGAGTAACATCTATTTTAGCTGTATCAGCATCAAAGGCTTGCACATCTGTGCCTATCACTAAACCGAGTGCTGTTCTAACACCAGCAGCAGTAGTGGCAGCAGTACCGCCTTGAGCAATACTTAAAGCAGTTGTAAGACCTGTGAGAGAAGTTATATCAGAGTTAGCACCACTAGCAGCAGCACCTAAAGATGCTCTAGCAGCAGCCGCAGTTGCCGCAGCAGTACCTCCTGAAGCTATAGGTAAAGTATCGCCACTTGTTCCACCTTGCCAATCTTTAAGGTGTTTCATAAGTGAACGAATAGCATTGTTTATGCCACTAGGTGAACAACTTTCTGCTATGTCTATACTGTCTATGTCTGTATTAGAAGCTGCAGTAGCTGAATATTCTGATATTTTCGTCTTTGCCATTTTT